GATATTCCTAGTACGGGGGATTTAAAGGTCTAGCTTGCGGCGCTGCTAAACCCAGAGCCGAAGAAGAAAGCGCCCGCAAAGCCTAAGACTGTCAAAGTCGAGAGGGTCAAGGCAGGCGCAGGCGGTCCCGATGAGGATGCGCCTGCAAAGAAGAAGAAGTCCGAAATGACCGAAATTGAAGTGGTAGAGCACGAAATTGCTCTGTCTCTGAAGTACATTGCTGACGAAACAAAGACCGAAGCAAACCGAAATAAGCGCACAAAGCAGCTCGAGACCGAGCGCGCTAAGCTGCGCAAGCTCAAAGGCGAAACCGATGACGACGAGAAGCCATCTGTCGAGATCCTCACAATCGAGGAGCTCCAGAAGCTCAAGTTGGATGTCGGCGGAACGCCTGGCGTCTACAGCAATGCTGGAAAGACCGTCACTGGCCCTCCCGAAGAGGAGGAAGAGACTGTCGACGTAGAGTTTGATGAAGAAGAATATACTGTCGGCAAGACAACTTTCCGCGTCTACCAAGGCGCATCAAAGGACTCTTTCAAGGGCTACCTTGGCGTCGCTAACTTTAAAAAGATGGTGATGCCCAAAGAGACGACGCTCTCCGAGGACAGCGAGTAAAAAGAATTAATTTCTTTTTTTTCCGTGGCGCCGAGTGCTGCGGCGTTTTTGAGAACGGCGGCGTGTTTTACGCCCACCTTGAATACCTTTACGAGCTTTAGCATAGGCTTCTTCTTTATCAGTTTCTTCTTGTGCCATTCTTCTTGCAGCGGGAGTATCCAAATCTTTCAAGGGAACTGCTGGACTGTAAGGAGTGCCTGGACTTTCTGCCTTAAATGGGTCTTTTTTAATTTTATCCTTTGGAGTTTTTGGACCTTGGTCGCCAAATGCTTGACTATATGTTCGTTTACCATCGGATGCTGGCATTTATTTAAGAGTAAACAACATTTTGCGAAAACAGCGCCCACCAAAATATAATAATTGGCATTATAAACAAACCAAAATAGAATCGCATAAAGAACGAAAGTGCCGCAAATCCCCACTTACCTACAGTTCCAAATTTAGATTGTCCAAAATCCATTACAAGAAATGTTACCAAAATCCACAGCAAATAATATACAAAATTTCCAATGAAACTTGAAACTATTGTAAATCCACTATTTCCAATTGGCGCAGATGCATCGCTATTTAGAGCAGGTGCAGATACCCCGAACTTTTTTCCATCGGGAATACTTTCGCTATTTGATGCACCATTCAGAGTATAATCTACTTTTAAGAGCTTGGGTTTTGCAGGATTAGGGTCTGGAATTCCTACGGCGCTTGGACTTACTGTCATAGAAATTGAACCATTTGAGACCAAATTCTTTACAGCATCCGTTACATCTGCAAAGTTACCTTGATAACCGTATTCTGCTTTAACAATTTGAAGTCCTGATGCCGTTCTTTGTGGAGGCGCATCTATTTTCAAATAATCTCCATCTTTAACGGCCGTTGTGTTTGAACTTCCACCATTGATACTGTAGTCGACGGTGAGAGTTTTGTTTTGGCCTGGTGCAGGGTCTTCGACATTCAGAGCGCTTGGACTCACCACTAAACTTATATTTCCGTCCTTTATGTGCGATGAAACTGCAGACTTTACATCAACAGTTGTGGAGCCAGCACCATATGTTGCAGAGAGTATACTTAGTCCGCTGCTCATTATACTATATTTCGATTAAGAACTGAATACGAGAGACGCCACTCCGCCAATAACTCGCAGATAATTATACGATTCAACAAATATTCGAACGTTATACGTGTAAAGATAAGTTTGCGCGTCCTGCTTTCGTACGATAGTCAGTAGTTCTGTTGGCTTATAAATCAAGTTTCCTCGTTTATCGGCTGCATTCGGATTTACAATAGTTGGGTTTGCATTATTTGCAGTGCTTTTCAGAATACAAACAGTAACTGGGCCTGCATTCTCAAGGCTAAGAGTGTATGGAGGCTGCACATAACTGTTTCGCAGAATAGGCCGATTGAACATTGAACCATTAATATGGCCACTGGGCTGACCTGTATGATGGTCAAGTGAGAATGAGTACGAATATATGCCAGGAATACCCGTAATAGTTCTTCCAGCGTGATGACGGTAATTTTCTATTTGCGAAAAGAACTCGGTTGGTTTTGGTGAGAAGCGGTCTTTTCCGTCAAGAACCAAGTTTGATTGAAGAAGAATTTCTCTTTGTGAAACGTTTGTGTTCATTGCTGCTCCAGACGATAAGAAGTATGTTGAAGGAAGCTGTGCGGCATTTGCATTGGGAGGTGGACGGTAAATATCATGCCAGTTCGTGTAGTTATCGTAATCGTTATATAGGTAACGGTCGCTCCGCTGGGCAATCCAGATAAGTTGTGTGCAAAGATTTTTCATTAGGACAGGAACATCATTAACAGGACCATACTGCCCATTTGCTTCCTGAATATCAATTTGATTAATTATGAACGAATGCTCATTCTTTGCAACATGCACGTGCTCTCCATCCGAAAGGAAAATGTAATTTGCCTCAATGTACGGATTAAGGCTCCACGTTACCAAACTTGTATCCGTAGGTCCACTTCCTGTGGGAGGTGACAGAAAATTGGTCATATTATATACTGAAGACGAAGAGTCTGGCGCAATTCTTTTTCCTGAGTTTGTTAGGTTAGGACGCACTTCACGAACTGTAAAAAGCTGATACATGTTTCGTAGTTCAACAACAATATCAATTTGAGAATACTGCATGGCTATCAGTGGAAGAGCTGTACCGACTTTTTCGCAGAACCAGAAGTGCAGAGGAATGCTCAAAATTCGGCCAGCAATTGAAGGTTCTGGCGGAGTTGATGCGCTGGGAATTGCGTGAGGGTACTGATTCATTCTATCGTATGCATTTGCTGGGTCATACATCTCGGGAACATTTCCAACCATAACGTCCACAATATCTTTCTTGTTTCGGTCAAAATTCATATCTGCATAAAGCTTCATCCATTCTCCAGTGTGCGTCACTACGGCTTGTCCGTTTATAACAATAGACACATTGGCAATCATATTATACCCCAAATTTCGGATCCATGCAAATTCATATCCTATTGCTTGAGAACTTGGGTTCAAATTTGCATAAGATGTTCCTGGAGACGTTGGTACTACTGGAGAGTAAATGTTTGGCATTGTTAGCACCAAGTAACAGTCGTGAAGAAGCTGTGCATACCTCTCCACTCTTGCAGTTATGGTAAGAGTTCCTGCCTGGGTAATATTCAAATTTGTGGTTCGAAAAGGGAGCTGAAAATGCTCCATCGCAAAATCCGTGTGCCGTTTATATACAGAGCGAAAATGTGTGAATGAAGGATTGCCCGTTACCAATTGGTCCTGGGCTCCTTTATTGACTAATTGCATGATACCTGCCATCTTATTGTTACTTAGTTCATAGTTTTATGTACATAAACCGAACACTTAGTGCATCCTGTATTTTTAATACTCACATTACTCGTAGTGCAGTTGCACAATTTTGTAGACGTAAGTTTCTTCCCATTCAAAATAGTAACTTCATCTGTAAGTGGATCGGTATACGTAGTTCCTTTCTGCAGAATAATATCTGCGTGCTGAGAACCTACGTAAGAAATCCAGTCACTTGTGGTTCGCCGAATACGGCTAGTTCCTGTGTGTCGCGAAATCAACAACGCAGGATTGTAAGGAGTTTGAGGAACAGTTGCAACATCTACATCCCTATTGCTGTTTACTGTATCCAAATATGAACGTGCGCCACGAAGACGCTGAAGTCTTGTCCAATCCGCTGCACTGAGTCCACGGGTTTGCGCGCCCACGTTAGATGCCATCTACTCTATTATAGAACTACGTGAGGAAAAAACACTATTTTATTAGTTCCAAGAAGTTCACCAATTTGAATGAGCCGATTATTATCTTCAAACGCTGCATGGTCAAATATCTCTCGGCTCACAGTATCCATAATCATAAAAATTCCCTTGACAGATATTCTTTGCAACATACGACCACGTTTTACTAAATTTTTCTTGTAAAGAGCATCTCTTTCGTCGCTCAAATATTTAGGACGGTACGCCAAATCTTCTGCAGTAACTGTTGTGTCGAAGCGCATGCACTGAATAGCAGGTTCGTTCTTTGAGTGCATAGTTCGGTGAATTTCGCAATCAATCGCAGACTGTTTCAGAACTGTTGCGATACTTTTGATAAGTCGGCTCTTTTCAAATGCTGTTTCATACAGGAACTCGTCAGTAGACATGAAAACTTCGCGAGGCTCGTCGCCTTCGTACCGTTTCAGAACCATGTCTGCTCGCCGAACCATCACAATGTTAGCGCCCTCCGCTACAATCGTTTGGTCTTTATTGAACACAGTCATGTAAAGTTTCACAGTAACTGTTCGCTCTTCTTCTGGCAGAGCCAAGTGCGAACCAATACGAATGGCACGACCAATGACTTGCTCAATGCGTCCTGGGGTCCAGTAGGGTTCCATAATGTACACGTTTCTCACCTTCTTTAGCGTAATACCCTCAGCGCCAGCAGAAGATGCCATGAAAACGCAGAGACGATGCTTTTTTATACTTTCTTTCAAAACTTGGGGAAATCGGTCGCCATAATCTTCATTAAATATTTGACGAACAAGTTCGCGCCGTTCTTTATCAACACCCGAAGTTCCGCCAGTAAATAGACCGAATGCAGGCTTGTCGGCGTCCATCTCTGGATCCTCTTTCCACACCCCTCCTTCTTTCAGGAGTCGGTATTCTTGGAATCCGTGCTTTTTCAGAACTTCTCCAAAAATACCAAGACCTTCTGCAGTAAGGTACTGGGAATAGATAAACTGGTTATTCCACTCATCTTTCTTGCCGACACTGGCCTCTAAATCTTCAAGAAGTCTCAGCATCTTTGGCGAATACTGCTTTAGACCCTGCTTTGAAAGGTACTTGTCTGAATCTTCTAACAGTTTCTTTACAATATCTATCTTGCCTTCGCCAGAATCATCTTCATCTTCGTTTCTGTCCCACTTCGAAGGACGAAATTCAGAAGGAACCGCATAGTTGCAAGCCATACGCGAAATCATTCTGTAAGAACCCATTTCATCATTCAAACCTCCTCTGCGTTTCTTGTTTGAATCACTTCGGATTTCTTCTGAACGTACAGTTAGGTAACGATTGAATTGTGTTTCTGACATTTCAATCTTTGTGAGCATCTTGTCTTCATCGAGCTGTTTTGGAAGAAGATTTTCGTTAGCTCCTTTGTAGTAAGAAACAAGGCCTTGGATACGTCTTCCCATAAGAAGCGCGTTCTTGATTTTCAGTCCATCTACGAAAGTTTTCACAAACTCTTCAAAGTCCGTGGGTAAACATTCAAGAACAGATTCGGTCATCTTTTCTTCGGCATCAAGCTCAACGCCTCCAAACTTTGCAGTAAACTCAGTCTTCCAAGAAGAAACCCATTTCTTGATATCTGGCTCAAACGGAAGCTCCTTGTTATATTTAACAGCAATACGTTCTCCCTTCTCATTATAAACGCTCTCAAAATGTGGTGGGTTTCTGGTAAGATAAATTACACGCTTTACGGAATTGTAATCCACAGTATCGATATCTTTTACGGATCTGAAAAAAGCGGTCATCATAGATTCGTCCCAGCTTACTGCAGATTTGGTGGGAACTCCCAGTTGTTTCACGGGTCCACGCAAAAGGTTCATCAGGAACGCTATTTCTTGCGGCCTGTTTACGACTGGCGTTCCTGTTAGAGCAACAACCTTTGCATCAACTGCATTATAAATCATATCGTAAAGCCTGCGCTTGATTTCACGGTCATTCACCACACCGCTAATCAAGTTATGAATCTCATCAATAATTATCACCGAATTATCAAACATATGTTCTTCTCCAAGTATCTTGTCGATATTTGATGATGAAAGACCATTAAAGTTAATGAAATGAAATCGAGACTCAATTATGTCTGCAATCTGTTTGCGAATAGGAGCTTGTAGTTCTGGATTGTTTTTGAAATTTGAAGGCATATCTGAAACCGTAACAAAGTAACGCCCCTGCTCATTAATAAACTTTTCAGAAATACCCATCTTAAAATCTTTTTCACGCTCTTCATCAGTATTTGCGTTCTTTTCAACCCAGTGCTGGTCTTCTACATAAATAGGGTCTCCGCAAGTACGAATTTCTCCTAAGAAGTTTTCACGAAGTGAAGCGGGCAATAATACATAGACCTTTTTATTGGACATGAGAGACTCGGCTACTGCAATTGAGGCACATGTTTTACCAACACCAAGACCGTGGAAAAGAAGTAGACCACGGTAAGGAGTTTCAATCAACAAATAATCGCGAACAAGTTTTTGGTGAGGAAACAGTTCACGTGCCGCCCCTTGGCCTGCTTCAAGCAAGCTACGCTGTCGGTACTTCATGAAAATGCGTGTCACGGAGTCGGCAAATGCTTTCCGATTCGGCAAAACGTACATTCTCTACTTATTTTTGGAAAGGAATTGATAATGGAGGAAGTAATTCGCAAAAATCCAAAACTGTGGATGGTCGCTTTTTATTTATTTATGGTCGCAGGATTCCTTTACATGAAACCTTCTGTAGCTTTCGGGAAAGAAGGTCGAGTTCGCCCATTCGGGGTCGGTACTCGTGAGTCAACTATATTTCCAGTATGGTGGTGGATGTTTGCCTTTGCAGTAATTTCTTACCTCGGCGTCGTATATTATCTTGGTTATTCCTTGTAAGTGTAGAAAAATGTTTCAGAATTGTATACAGCGTGTTTGTCCATGAAATCAACCAGTTTAGAGACATTATCGGTTGAAATAATTTTTAGTTGCTTGTAGTTATTTTCTAATTTATCACCTTCCGAAACAATGACATCTTTTGACGGCCTTTTTGCAAGAGGATGCAGAATAAGTTCGGGAACAGATTCAATTTTTAGTTCATCTGTTGCGCTGTGAAAGTAAGACCGTATTTTTTGAGTTGAGCGTGGAAGTTTTGCTCGAATTCTGCGTGCATCATTTGGAGACAATGAAACCATTCCAACTATATCAGGATACTTTTCAATCATTGTGTCACTCAAGCAAGGATTGTACGACTCTCCACTTCGTGGCAAACATCCTTTCGGCACAAGCGAACACTTTTTAATAAAATTTCTTTGTGTATTTTTTGTTGTGCG